CAACATTTAAAACGTTATAGAAAAGATCTTCTAAAATATCTCTAATTTTTTCATCATCAGAATAAACATGAAGAACTCTGCCTTTATCATCTTGTGCCACTGTTTCATCTGCATAGATGTCCATTGCTGCTGCAATCTCTGCAGTGTACTCCATCTCTTGAAAATCTTGATATCTCATCAAGCGTTCTGAAAGATTATAAGAATTTGCAGTTATTACAGAATAAGTTGGAGATGTAGATCTTTGAAAAAGAAGAGCGCCAGAAGATTTTGTCTTATCAGCGACTGCAATTGTAGTATCGATTGATTTTACTTTACGCTTTACTACAGGACCGCTTTTAAATAGACGGCTCAATCGTTGGAATAAGTTTTGATTTTCTTTTGACACTTTTAGTCTTAACCTTTAATCAAATATTATAAAACCTAAATTATTAATTGATTAAAAAAATCATGCTTTTGTTGGTTTTAATACAACTTTTTGAGATTCTTCCTTTTCTTTTTGAAGGTTAGAAACATAATTCATTGGATTTTGCATCATCATTTCAAGCATTTCTCTAACATGATTTAAATGAGGAGATAATGCATCAATGGCAGCAGGCGGTGCGCAGTTCTCAAATTCATTAACTTCTTCGTATAAATCAGTAACGCATTTGAATAAATCTCTTGCTTCTTGAGAATTCAATCCTTCATAGATAGTTTTTGCATCTTCGTTCAAAGAAAGTTGAAGCTTTTTTTTGCTCAATGTCATGTTCATTACCTCGAATGCTTATATGTATACTCTCACTTATACAACCACGACAAATCATCCATTCCATGGTTAGTTTTTGGGTCTAAATGTTTCACTTGCGATGATTCTCTAAGTTTATAAACATTTGCAGGATTAATTTGATTTTGATTTTTAGAATTTGATCCCAACGCATAAGTGGGATTATTTGGAATTGATCTTGCATCAATGCTTGCTACTCCCGTAGCTTTTAACATCGCCATAGCCATGGCAAACCCAGAATCATTAACTCCTTGTGCACCTTCCGTCAGCCAGCTTCCAATAGCAAGACTCATGATCAAATCATCATGACTATCCTTGGATGCCATTGGTTTATTACCGTTCCATATGAAGGCTTGTAATTGATCATAAAGCCTTTGAGAATGACTTTTTAAAGTCTTGTTACGGATTAATTCTTCTAATTTAGTAAGAATTTGTACTCTAGATTTTTGGTTTGTTTGAAACCCAGGTAATTCATCTTGATTAACTGGACTATAGGAAAACGGGTCTCCTCTATGGCTAGAATAATATAATTTTGGATATCCTGTGTCTCTAAGCTTGACGTTAACGAAATATCCGAATGTGTTGTTTTCTGGACATATCAACGCGTTATTGTATTTCTTTCCCCATTCAGACAGCAAGTCTGCAAATTTCTCAGGAGGTATTTTACCCATGTATTCCGCAACAACTTCACATGTTTTTTGATCTAGAATATGAAACGCAGAATAATCAGCTGCATCTCCTCTAGAAACATCTGCCGAAATAACATACCTCTTTTCGACGACTGGATGTTCCCATATCCAAATGTTCCTATCAAATCCAGATTTTTCTATAGGATGTCTAATTAATGATCTTAAGTCTTCTAAATCTTCTGACTGTAAAAAAGTATCTCCTGAAGAAATAAAATCGCAAAGGTATTCTTGGCTTACTTTTTTCTTGGGAAGGTTTCTTGTTTCTTTAATAAACCATTCTTCATCATGCTCAGGATGTACAGTCCAAGGAAGTCTTATTGGGTTAAATTCATTCGTTCCAGCTTCTGCTTCGACCCAAAGGCGGTAGTAAAGACCTCCAACACCATTTGGAGATGAAATTAATATGGCATTACCACCCGTGGTCAGCGTAGGATACAAGCCTGTCCATATCGTATCAAAATCTCTAATAAATGCACATTCGTCAACTATTAACAACGAAAGAGATTCTGAACGTCCTGCATCTTCAGATGTAGGAACTGCTTTAACAATAGAACCATTACTAAAAGAAATTTGTTGTTTAGAAGGTTCAAATTTTGGCATCAATAGCCACTTAGGCAACGATTGAAGCATTACATGAACTTTACGAATAAAGTTTTGAGCAGTAGCTAATTTTGTTGCAATTACAAGAATGTTTTTATCCTTGTAAAAAATAGCCAACCAAACTGCATATGCAGCAGAAACAGTTGATAATCCTAATTGTCTAGATTTTAAAACTATATTAAAACGATGCTTTTGAAAGTCGTCTAGGCAATTTTCTTGAAAAGGATACAAATCAAACGGTATTGTACCTTTCAACGGATGCTGAATTCTTGCATACTTTTTTATAAAGTATGCTGGGTCTTTTCCGCATCGGACTATTTCATTAATTTGCTGATGCTTGGTCAGCGGCTTTTCTTGCATTTCATCCTACTTCAAACATAACGTTTTTTCTGTAAATTGCTGTTTTCTTTGGATTGTGAACTGCCATTCCAATAATTTCCACAGAATCTCCAGAACTAACTTCTTTTAACTTAAGAGATTTATTTGTTAAATCTTTATAAGAGTTTTTTACTGCATCAAGAACAGATTTGATGTTGCTAGAAGATAATTCTTGTTCTTGCATCTTCACTTGTAACATTTGTCTTTCTGATGCAAAATTAACGATTGTTTGATAGGAAACCTTAAGCATATCAGGACCGACTAAAGACATCTTTACTGAAAATGAATTCACAATAGGTGATGATGACTTTCCCCACGTCGTATCGATAGCTTGGCCTAATGCGTTATAATCTAAATCTGACATATTATATCTCTACCAATTAAATATTGAGATAATTCAAATGCGCACGTTTGATAATATTTTTTTTCCATCAGGAAACTTTTTTAATATATCTTTTTTATCTGGTCTCCACCCATTTCTCCACGCGGTTAAATTGGGACGAGCCCAATAAGTTTCGCAACTTTCGCAACATTCAAATTGTCTATATGACTTTTCGTCATCTAAAGTTCTCATTAAATAATCACAAACTGGACATACTATTGGGACAAAATTTCTTTCTTCTGAAGGCTTAATAACATAAAATCCTTCATATTCTTTGATTAATCTATCGTTTAGATAATGTTTCCAATCTTTCATACAAAAAATACCCTTGAATCTTTTTCATTTTTCGTTATTTCAAGAACGTGATCTGCTATATCTTTAATTCCATCAACGTGAGTGATTACTAGAATCAGTCTAAAATATTTTTTTAGACTTGTCAATAATCTATTACAAGCTTCAACGCCGGCATCATCGAGGGTTCCAAATCCTTCATCTATGACTAACATATCAGATTTTGACATTGAAGAAATGTTAACCAAAGCAACTCTTAATGCAATAGAAGCTATTGTTTTTTCCATCCCGCTACACAACTCTATGATTCTTCTTGAATCGCCATAATTGATATAAATCTCAGAAGCATCTGATTCATCATCATTCTCAAGTTCGACAGAAAAATCCACAATACCGTGTAGAATCTTTGAGATCTCTGCGTTAATTACGGGTAATTGAGATCTAGTAATAATCAAAGGAATACCTTTTTTAGAAAAAGCTCCGGAAATTATTTCATAAGTCTTCATCGTCTTTAAAAGAGAATTTCTGGTTTCCTTTTCTGATTCTAGCTTTTCAATTTCTGACATTAACTTTCCTTTTTGAGTTGCTAACGTCAGCTTCTCATCATCCCATCCTCTAATTGACCTAGACAATGTTTCTAATTTTGATCTTAAAGAAACAACTTCAGAATTTTCATCATTTTTTAATGCTTCTTGAAGATCAACTAGCCGCTGTTCTGCTTCATTCAGTGATGCTTTCGTAGAATCACATGTAGATCTTATCTTTTCAACTTCTGTTTCTTTTCTAGAAATTTCAAGATGAAGCTTAGACAATAATGCTGAAGCTTTTTCAAGCTTATTAATCTTTGAAATCAATGAATCTTTTTCTAGAACTTTTAATGCATCATTTAATTCATTCAAATTTTTCAATGATGATTGAATCTTTTCTTTTTGCTGAGATATTTTTTCTTTGTTCTGATGAGCATCTTTAATAAATTTGCAAGTTGGATATTCGTCGCCACAAGGAACCTCATCTAAAATTTTTAAAGATTTTTGCTGAGTTTTTAATAACGTAGATTCTTTTTCGTGCAAATGTTGAAGTTCTAAAATTGATTTTTCTAAAGCATCAATTTTACTTAATTTACTCTTTAGTTCTTCAATATCATCAGATGCTTCAACTTCTTCTACAACTTTTAATTTTTCTTTTAACGATTGAATATCAACATTTAAAACATCGATCTTAGAACATGCTTCGTGGCAAGAAGCCTTCAAAGAATTAACTCTTTTTTCTTGAATTTCAACATCATGAAGAGTTACTGGTTTGTGGCCTTGATGAGTTGACAATTGAGAACGAAGTTCTGAACATTGGTCTTGCGCTGAAGAAATGCAAGATATTAACTCATCAATTTTTTCTGACAATTGTAAGATTTTAGTTCCATGTTCTAATTGGAGTTCATCCCAATTTTTTTCTGGAAAGTTTTTTAACTGCGATTTGTATGAACTTAAATCTTTAGAAGAAAGATCACACATCTTATCAAAGATATCTAATCCTAGAAATCTAGATATCGATGCTCTTCTCCTTGTAGATCCTTGATAAATAAATGCATTAATATCTCCTTGAGCAGATAAAGAAGTTAAAGAAAAATCTTCGCTCGTGCCTATAAGATTTCTAACGACTTTTTCAGTTCCAGTTCTAACATCATCGCACAAGTCATCAACATCTCCATCATCTCTCATTCTAAAAAAATTCAATGACGTTGATGCTGTCGTAATTCCTTTTTTATTAATCGATTTAGTCGTCTGTCTTTCTGAAATATAAATCTTTCCATTGTGATCGAAGATTGCTCTTGCATAACAATGATTTTTTCTAATATTACAAATATGAAGATTTTTTAATGATCCTCTATCGGTTGTGTTAAAAAGACAATACATTAACGTACCGACAATAGAAGACTTTCCAATTCTATTGGGACCAAAAACGCCTACAATCCCATTCAATTTGGTAAAATCAATTTCATTGTCTTCACCGTAAGCAAAAGTATTATCCCATTTCAAGTGCCTAAGAGACCATTTTGATCCTTTAACATAGTCGTCAGATGAAGAAACGACGGACATGTATTTTTTAATTTGATTAGATATCACTTCCCAATCAACGTTAGCATTTCCACTTTCTTTACAATAAGTTTGAATTAATCCAAGAATTACTTCTGGCGACGTTAGATCAGATTTTGCAATCGTAGATGAACCAGCTTTTATCGTTTCACTCTCTGCTCTATATTCAGATTTAAAAGTTACTTCTGTAGCAGAATATGAAGATTTTAATGTTTCGTTCAAATATGAAACATCATCTTGAGAAAGATCTAAAGCAGATTTAACTCTAAATCTAGTTTGTTTCGGATATTTTGAAGCTTCTTGAAGAAATTCTTTTTTTGAACCGTTCCATTGAATGGTCACATATGGTTTTGGATTAGGAAGCTTCTTAAATTTAACGTCCCAATCAATAGAAGATTTAATGTTCCAAAGAAGATATCCATGATCTAACTCTTCTGCATAATTTTGCTGTAGAGGAGTTCCTGGATAAGCTATCCAAGGTTTTTTATCACCATTAGAATCTTCTTTATATCCAAGATATTGCATTTGGTGAATGTCACCCAAAAATGCATATGAATAATCTTTAAAAAAGTCTACTTTAATATGAGATTCATCAATCTCCCAACCAGACTCTGTAACAGAACCTAAAACTGGACCATGATAACAAGCTATGTTAATCTTTCCTGGTTCTGGTTTGACATCTTTCCAACCTTCTTCATCAAATAAGCTATACACACACCAATTGAACCCAGATTCAAATTCATAGACTCCACTCTTTTTATATAGTCGAACATTTGGGTTATTGAGAGCCTGAACGATTGGAGATACAGCATCTTGTCTAGAAAGATTTGTCAAATTGCCGTCATGATTACCAAGGGTCAAATGAACAGTAGCAATCTTGGACATTTCATCCAACCACCAAGTTAGCTGTTCAATATACTCAGGAGATATTCCAGAAGTCTTAGTATGGAAGATATCGCCACCGACAAAGATGTGGTCGACCTTGTTCTTCTTACAGTCCTTGATGAAAGCAGAAAATACTTCTCTGTACTCATCATGGCGGCTCAATCCTCGCCAATGAATGTCTGCTGTATGTGCGATGATAGTCAT